ATGATGAAAAAGCAGCACTATATGACCCACGACGAGAGAGAACAGCTTGAAGCCTTGCACCGCGCCCATGTCCCAGTTGCCGAGATTGCCAGGCAGCTGGGATTTTGCCGACAGACCATCTACAACGAATTGAAGACCGGGGAATACCTGCATATGTGCGATTTGTACGACGAGAAGCGCTACTCTGCGCAAAAGGCAACAGCACGACACAGATACGCCCAGACAGCCAAGGGCAGACCGCTGAAAATCGGAAATGACTGGAAATATGCCAATTATTTGGAAAAGAAAATGCTGGGCGGTGGTGACAAGCGCAAACGCTTTTCACCTGCAGCGGCACTGGCACAAGCTCAGAAAGACGGCTTTGAAACCACCATTTGCGTATCCACCCTATACAGCTATATCACAAAAAAAGTATTCCTTCACCTGCGGAATCGGGACTTGATAGAGAAGTCCAAAAGGAAGAAGGCCGGCTACCATCCTGTGCGGCGGATTGCTCACCCAAACCTGCCGTCAATCACCACACGCCCGGACTACATCAACAGCCGGGAGGAACCCGGACACTGGGAGATGGATTTGGTAGTCAGCTGCGCTAACGGAAAAGGCGCCATACTGACGCTCACAGAGCGCTCAGGACGGCAAGAGATTATCTGCCCGATACCCAACAAGAAAGCGGAGACAGTCCGTTCTGTGCTTGATCAGATAGAGCGCACAACACCCAACTTCCGGGAAGTCTTTAAGAGCATTACCACGGACAATGGATCCGAATTTTTGAAATATGAAGACCTGCGGCGCTCCGTCCATGGCGGCAAGCGCTTTGAAATATATTATTGCCACAGCTATGCGGCATGGGAAAAGGGAACCAACGAGAATCACAACCGCATGATTCGCCGCTGGTTCCCTAAAGGTACAGATTTTAGCAAGGTCAGCAAAAAAGATATTGAAGCATGCGAAAAGTGGATGAACAATTATCCACGTAAATCTTTGGACTGGATGACACCAGCCGAATTTGCTTTAGAAGTTGCTATGTAATTACCAAATAGACCACGCCTTCTCAGGCAGTTCCTTCCGGGAATAGCTATTGAACAACTTCCAGAGAACCGGACTGAATACCCACTTTGTACCGATGACAGGCAAACCAAAATAATACTGGTCTATAATCTGGTGCGTGGTATCGTCAATGCCGATCTTCCGCTTGATACTCTTGCAGACGATGAAGAACGGCAGCAGAGATTTTTTCACCACAAAATAGTTCTGTGCCAACCGTTTCAACGTGATATCCATGTCTTCATAGGATTGACTGAATACGTCCACGCTGCACTCATAATGCCGGTGGTATTTGTACCAGTAAATCGCTTCTTTTGGGAATGACTTGAAATTACGGTTGTTGTACTCAATACCGGCCTCGTCGATGATAACCTTACCCCCGGCAATCATGTACTTTCCAATATCAGTTTGCGGTTCTAGCTGGAAAGCGCCGGTAATGGGAACATTGGAATAAACCGGCGTACAACGTTTGAAGAATTTTGAAGCCAGCAGCCACACCGAGAATTTACCGGGGCGTTTCTGCGCCCACGTAATCACGCGAGACTGTTTCATGCTCCGCTTTGTGAGATAGGCGGCAAAGGTGGTTTTACCGCTGCCGGGAACACCAAAATAAACGTTGAGAACATGGGGAACCTTGTGAGGGCAAAGCCAGCGATACAGAATATATAAAACGATCAGCCAGACCATGAAATCACCTCATTCATAAAGTGCGGGGGAGGGCGCACGCGCTCCGCTGGCGTGCGTCCTCCCCCTTTTGTGCTGGATTAGTGGCGCAGGGCCTTGAAAACGCCAATGGCCGAAAAGGTCAGGCCCAAGACACAAGAGATCAGGAGGATAGGGTTGTCAACAATCATCGTTCCGATGGAACCAACCCAAGTTGTAGCGGAGGAAAGGACAGTGCCAACGCTGGTCAGCAGGGTAGTCATGGTATTAGTCTCAATAAAACCTTCTTTCAAAAGATGTTATATTTCTCACGGCTAACGCCGTTGAGATAGAAATTATGTAACACAATTTAACTTCAGCTGCCAAAACAGGCATTCAGATTTGTGTTACGTCATAAGGGTCTTAACCGCCTTGCAGAGAAAACAGAAGCAGATCATACCGAACAGATAAAAAATCGGTTCTGAGCCAAGGAACGTCGCCAGCGCTTGAAGCATGGCAACAGAGAAATCAATCATTGCAGTCATCGGCGTAGCAAACCTCCAATCAAGCGAAGGAAACCAGCGAGCATTAACGCAAACAACACCGCACCGGCAATCCACGCATAGTCCAAGCCGGCAAGGCCGGGTACGAATTCCGTAGATGTAGCAATCACATTACCGCTGGAATCGTAATGCATGACCGTGTATGGAAATACATGTTATAATGCGTCGTTCCGCTCTTTGTGAAACCATAAGAAGATGCGGTTGAAAGGTATAATTCAAAACCAGCGTATGAACCACTGCCAGTTGTTATACTGCCTTGCGTACAGGTAATAATTACGCCCTGTGAAGATGCAGCAGCCGTATAAGTATTAGGTGAAATACTGTCAATACCGTAAAGTTTAGGTGAGGCAAAACGTGTTTGGTAATCGCCTGTAAAGTCCCAATAAGCAATCCTGTCAGGAGATACGGTCCACTCCCAATACTCATCAGCTACCGGAACAGCGCTATCAGGGAGAACAAGAGTAAGATTCGTATCAAAAGGAACACTAGAACAGGTATAGCCAGAAGTGGAGTATAGAGCAGTATTTACAAGGCGAAATTCATCCAAGTATTTGAAAGTTTGCTGAGAAGAACCGAAAATAAAATTTACAATGTCAGATAAATAGGCTGAATTAGATACAGTACCAACTTGAACGCCATTCAGGAAGAAATATATCGTACTGCCGGAACGCATGATGCAAATCTCATTCCAACTGCCAATAGGCATCGAACAGAGCGAAGTGCCACTAGAATTTTTGATATTTGCACCATCAAATTGCAGCAGAGTATTACCGCCCATTGAAATACTGCTATCAGTTTGCGGGGCTGCCGTATGGCTTTGATAGAGACGAAAAGACATGGTGAAATTTTCTGTTCCTATTGCAGACGGCAGAACCATATTAAAATTATGCGCCGTTTCATCCAAATACAAAGCGCCGTTAAAAACGCCAGCATCCATATAAGTGAGACTTGCGCCAGAGTTCCAATGCAAATCGGTGCAATAATTCCAAAAAGAAGAATCGCGAGTATCTCCGTCGAAATGGTAAAGGGAGCGAAGAGAAGTATCATCCGCAGAACGACTATAATTGATGCAATCCAAAGATACATTCAACTGCTCAGTTTCTTCCGGGGTCAAATCGGCACTATCCCGACCGTCAGGCAGTTCATAATAGACCTCATAATATTTGTCATACTCTGCAGTCGTGCCAATATAAGTGATACTGGTATAATCAATATAGTACGTCCAACTATAATTGTAGGTCACATAGTTGTTGGTGGTATCATGGCTATCAATATAATAAGTCTTTGTCGATTCATCATAGATAACAGCGTCAGCAACCTGTACTTCACCGTTTGGCAGCGTAATAGTCATACCAGAAAGGTCAATGTTCGTGGAGTTATCCGGGTTATTAATAACCGTGCCAGAATCATCCGTGGCGGGGTCTCCGTTTTCATCGGTTACGGAAGTATCTGGGCGATCTTGATTTACTGCGGCCTGTGACTCATTCGCATAGCAGACGAATGGACGGCCTTCCGGGTCACAGTAATATTGATAATTATACCAAATAGCCTTATAGTTCGTACTGAGAGCACGTATCTGACAGGGTGTGCCAGATTCTTTGATTTTGTTGCACAGGAGGTTGAGAGTATCGAGATTCTTCATATTGGTTTTGGCGGTGGAGCAGGAGCGTTCACCGACCCATTGATTGCCGCCAGAGGTGGGAGCTTCTTTAAGTCCCCAGCAGAAAGGATATAGGCCAGAGGAGTTGACCACCCAAAGGCCAGTGGATTTTTCACGGATACGATAAAGGCCAGAACTAGGATGGGTTTCAATAACAAAATTAATACCGGGAAGGCCAAGCAGCGAAGCCACAACCTGACCACGTAAATTAGTAACATAGTCCTTAAAAGCATAAAGACTTTGTTCAACAGGCTTATTGAAATAACCATTATAAACAGCGCATATATCATTTAGCCGGTCTAATGAAACTTCACCAGTACCGGAGTTGGTAACAGCAGTATTAAACAACGACCAAGTAACAGCTTTTGTAGGAGTATCGACTGGTATATTCATTGTGAGACAATAAGCCTTTAAAAGTGAAACGCTTATTTGAGCGGTAATATTGTCAAATTTTGCATCCCATTGAGCAACACTATCAGTATCAGCTAAACCAGCAGCAGAAGCGGGAACGCATATAACAGAAACAGAAAGAACAATCACCAGAAAAGCGGCAACAATACGATTTATTACAATTTTTCTCATTGCATAGCACAGCCTTTCATGGTAATATATAGAAAAAAAGTAAGGAGGCGCGTATGAAACACATAAAAATAACACCATACGGAATTATGATTTGTATACTGTCATATGCGATAATTTGCTCGCGCTGGCCTAGAGCAGCAATACCACTAATACTACTGCCCAAAATAATAATGGTTGCAATACCGTTACTACTAGTTGCAGTGCTTATAAAAGCCTACAAATACTACTCACAGAAGAACAAGCCTTAATAGGGCTTGTCCTTTTTTGCCCGGAACAGCTGCCAACGCTTGCGAAACGTCAGCTTTTCATAATAGGGGCAATCACGAATATAACCGCAGCGATTGCAATGGCATTTTCCCGAAGCCTTTCCCGTATGTAAATCAATACAATGATTTGCATTGACTTTAGACCATGCTAAATCAATCAAATCAAGGACAAAAAACCAGAAAAGGAGCAAAGCCAATCGAATGGAAACCCATGTAATGGCAATGCACATAATAGCACCGCCAGCATCAGACCGAAGAATCGATAAAGCACCTTCAAAATCCATAGCGTTTCCTCCATTTCTTGCCCGGTATATTACTAGCCCCCGGGCGAGGGCTTGCGCATCATTAAGGAAATAGCGCAA